CATGTGGCTTACGCGGTCCAAGTTAATTTTTAAATCGTCTGGATGATCTACTTCGCCTAAAACGGAGTAGCCACCTTTAAGTTGGTCATTGATAGTAGAAACGGCTCTTTCAATTTCGTGAACGGGATATACACGTTCGTTAGCGTTTTTGACGCCTCCTTCGATGAATATCCCTTCCATATAGTAAGACTTGTTGTCACTCCCGTCTGCAGATTCCTGTACAATCTTGATTCCTGCACGGTCAAATGTTAAGTTCTCACGTAGGTACAAAGCCATTTTGCGTTCCTAATCTCTATCAGTTACTTCTAATTACTTCTTACCAGTGTTTTGAGCTTGCACAGACTTCTTAGCTACAGGCACGCTACCATCAGTAGTTTGACCTTCAGCACCGTGTTCTTTGCTGTACTCTTTACCAGTTGTTTCTAGGTTGTCGGCTTTACCGCCTGGAACGTTACGGTTACCAGATTTGATTTCGCCTTGGCCTTTTGTATATTCGTTACTAGCTTTAGTTGGGCTTGTGCCGTCTTGGTTTTGCTCTTTAGTATCTGTTTTAACTACAGAACCACCAAAGTCTGGACCAGTTTGTTGACCTGTATACTTTGTGTTTACAGCAACTTTTTTACCAGCTGCACCAACTGTATCACCTTCGCTAGCACCTGTTAAGTTCATATCTTTGATCTTATCAACGTACTCACGCATTAGTTCTGTTGTGCCTTTAGATTCCATTTTACCGGAACCGCTTTTACCTGATTTACCAGATGCAGCAGAACCTGATTTGCCGCTTACGCCGCTTTTAGCAGAACCTGATTTGCCAGATCCTTTTTTCAACCACTCTGGTTGCTCGCCTTCAAACATTGCTGGCTCTTCTTCAGCACCAACTTCTTGTTCGTGGCCCATGTCCATTGCTGGCTCTTCAGCTGGAACTTCATCGCTGTGACCTTCGTCGCCCATGATTTCGTCAAACTTAGCTAATAGCTCGTCTAACTTAGCATCAATGTTTAGGATCTTGTCATCGCCAGCTTCTTCGCCGCCAAATTCATCACCTGCTGGCTCTTCGTTGCCGAATTCGCCGCTAACTTCTCCGTCGTCTTCACCGTCTTGGTCAAAACTAAATTCTTCACCCTCTTGATCGTCTTCACCTACAGCTTCTGCACCTTCTAGCTCAGATACCATATCTTCAACGTTTTCTTGACCGTGTACAGCTTCTTCCATCTCTTCTTCAGACATGATAGATTCGTAAATGTCGCGGGATTTTTCTACTACGATATCGTGAAATAATTCACGTGCTTTTTGATCTTCATCGTTAATGATGTATTCGATCAGTTTTTCATATTTGCTCATGCTAGGATTCCTTTATATAAATGGCTTTGTAAAGTTATTTAACAAAACTACGTATATTAAGGGTTAAATGGGGGTTTTTGAAGGATTATTGAAGAATAACTACAGTCTTTTGGATATTTTATATCTGGACTGGTGTTCCCATGACATTACTAGCACCATATTGGGCTTGTGCTAGCTTTAATGCCATCATGCTGTTTTCGGCAAATATAACAGTTTGCACCCATAAGCCGCTGGCTTTTACTGTTGCTCTAAACTGTCTCATACACCTAATGCGCCAGCTTCGGGTACTGGTGCATACTGTTTTGCCACTGTCTCGAGCTTCTTTTCGTGCTCAATTTTACGCACATCGTGTGACTGTCTTAGCTGGTTTAAATGAGCTAAGGTTAAACGAGTTTTACGACTGTCAGTCTTTTGAGTTACACTTTGATCGTTATTCTCATCGTAGTAACCTGCCGGAGCTGGGTCAAATAATTCCATGATATGCATAATAACTATTTACCGTTTAACTATTAAAGTGGGGGTGGTGTACCAGCAGGACCTGCAGGGCCGCCTGTTGTGTCTATACCGGGTGCGCCTGCATTGGCACCAGGCTCGGGTCCTAGTCCTTCTAAGTCAGAGTCAATACCGCCCGGGCTTACACCTACGCCACGCAAGCTAGGAGATTCCGGTGTTGCAATTTCTGCATCACCGCGCTCTTCAGCCCAAGACATTTCGTTTTCACTAATTTCTTGTTCTGTCATACCTAGATAACGCTTCATTAGCCAACGCTTACTTAGATACGGAAAAGCTTCTAGCTGTGTAAATGTAGCAATACGAGCAGAGTCAATGTCTGCCTGACGGTATTGTGCAAAGTTTTGTGGCTCGTTAAGCACTAGATCAAACAATGATCCATCAATGTTAAAGCCTCTCCAACGCATAAACAACTTAAACTCTGTATCTAACTTGTCAGCTAACATAGATTGCAATCGTAAGCAATATTGGTTAAAGCGCCATTCTTGGATAAGTGCTGTACCAACACGTCCATCGTTATAACTAGCACTACCATCTTCTGCTGTAGTTGGCAAATAGCTACTAGGAATACGTAAACCACGATATAATTTGTTAGTAAAGAAGCGTAAGTCTGTAATTTCGCCTAGGTTTTGACCACCTGGCAATACGTCTACGCTAGAGCCACGTCCGTCTGCTGTAGTTGGGAAGAAGTAGTCTTCGTTCGTTGATAATGGATTGTATGTAGCGTCCATCATATTAGACGTTCCGGCCCCATTCTGTGTAGGAATACGACGCTGGTGAATTTCGTTTTTAATACGCTCAACGAATGCCATAGCCATATGACTTGGCATGTTACCTACGTCGATTTTAAAGATGCGACGCTCTGGAGCACGTTGTACACGATAGATAATGATACTATCTTCAAGCAATTCTTTTTGCTTAAACACTTTAAAAATGTTTTCTAATACAGAGTTACCAAATGGCCAATATACGTCTAAGCCTTCTGTCAAACTAATGTGTACAATGTGTTCTGCATTGATAGCAGCTTCGTTTTTAGCATGACTAAAGCGACTGCCGCCGCCAAATGGGCTTTGCGGTTGTGTGTACGATCCAGATGGCCCACCAACTTGCGGGTGATTCATATATGTGTCTGTTGTGGCAACTGCGGTAACAGTTAAGTTTTGAAAGTTAGGATTTAAGTCTTTAATCAAATACTGCTCAGGCTTTTTACCTTCGCCTTCATTAACAATAACTTTAGTAACCTTAGACATTTCTGTCCAATATAGTTTAAAATTTTCTGGGTCACGAATGAATACTTGATCGCCATACTTAAATGTATTACGCACAATCTTAAAGATACGCTTGTTAAATTCGTTAAGAGCTACCCATTGCTGTAGTTGCTCTTTAATAATTTTAACTTCGTTATCTGATGGTTGTTCTTTAAATTTAACAGTAAATGCTGTGTGATTCTCTTCGTTCTTTTGTGAGCAGAACTCGGCTAAAATATCCAATGCAGCGTTAACTTCAGAGTCCATATCCATTTGTTCGTATTGGTTATAACGCTCAACACGGTTTGGTTGCCCTGTGTAAACTTCGGGTAATTGACTTTGATAGTTACGGAACCCAGGGTCTGGAGCACGTCCAGCACCCAATGGGCTTACATTACTAGGTAAGTTACTTGTTTTAAAATATTTTTTCCAACCGGCCATATATGTTCTCTCGTATGCTATATTTATTATATGTTATAGCGAGGACTGTAAGATCTTTTCCGAAGTGTCATGTTGATCACCTAGTATCTTAATCATTTGGTCCAATTTGGATAGCATGTCGCCCATATCTACTTTTACAGGTATGTTGCGACCGTCTGGTAGCGGAACTACTGCCTCTGGCCCTGCTTCGCCAGCAATACTTGGACCGTCTGTAATACCACCTTTAGCCAGCATTTGCATGTGTATATGCGGGGCTGTACCTTTGTATGGGCCAACTTTGCCACCAGCAGCAGTAATAGATTTAGCCCAATCTGTGTCCGGGCTAGTATCTTCAGCCCATACATCTGCTACGCCGGGAGTGCCTTTAATTGCAGTTAATTTTGAAACAACCTGGTCTACAGTTAGTCCTTTAACACTAAAGTCTGCTGCTTTACCTTCGTAATGTTTTGATGTACCAGAGTGTGCATTACTGTCATTCAATGAAGTTTTTACTAAGTTTGCAAAAACTGGATTCGTTAGCAAATCAGTTAACTCTGGAGTAACTGTTCCTTTTGGTAATTGTACAGCGGGTTTGTTGCTACCGGATATAGGGCCGCCACCGGGTGGCTGTGTTTGCTCATACGGTTTAAACTTTGTACCGTCTGGGCGTGTAATTTCTTTTTGTTGTTGTGGTTCTGCATTTAACTTAAATCCTGCTGCCTTAAGGGAGTCTCTGATATTTTTTATAATATCTTTAGTTAGTGATGCAAAATTTTCAAACTGTAAAATAACCGGATCAAGTGCTTGTTGAACTTTTAAATTTAATGCTTGGCCTTCTTGGATAGTTTTAGCATATTTGCCAGTTGCAGTAGTTTGGTCAGCAGCGGCTTCTTTAAGTTTGCCCATTTCTGCTAAGATTTTTTCAGGAGAATCGCCTTTTGCAAGTTTTGTATAAAACTCATTTGCTTGTTGTTGACTTACTCCCAACTCTCTGAGAGTGCTATCAAATTTTCCGGCAATACCTATTGTGCCCTGGGTTGATTGTATTTCTTGCTGAATAACACCGGCATGTTCTTTTTGTAAGTTTAGTTGCGCTTTTAATGCGTCGCCTTGTTTTTTTGTTGGATCTAATAGATTGTTAATATTAGTCTGCATGTCTTGCAACGACGTACCAGTTTGGCTCATATACAATGCGCTCTTCTCAGTCATTGCCCCATACATACCAAACGAATCGGCATAGGCATCACGCTCAGCCTGGGTAGGTAACGATGCTATCATTAACCTATAATTAGCTGCAATATGTTCGTTGCCTTTTGCAGTTTCTTCGCGAATACGTGCATCTACTGATGCTTCACGTGCAGATGCTTCAGCTGCTTGTTGCGCCTTTTTAGCATCGTTGCCTGTGAACGCAGATATTAAACGTAAGTTTTCCAAATATTTGGCTGACTCCAATGCCAAATTATTATAATCTACTCGCTGTTTAGAACTAACAGATCCTACAATGGCCATATAGTTAGCCATGCCATCGGCCATGTCCTGAACGCCATAACCTAGCCCAATTAACCCAGCAACAACACCATCGTTACTCATTAATTGTTTACTAATTTTCTTAAATGCGTCAACTCCTCGCATTGCGTTACCACCAAAATCAGCTAATTGTTGACTTTGTTCGTTAATAACTTTACTAAGCTGGGCCATAGTAAGTCCGGCTTCTATAGACCCTGATCTAATGCTCATAATACCGTCTGTAAATATTGCGCCAGCATTGGCAGCACTATTATATGCTTTAGCGGTATTCTCAATTTCCTTAACTGCTACTTGTACACCAGCTTTTGTTAGCTCTGACATACCTTGGTACAACGCATTAGCAACTCCAACTAATGCACCAAATGCTAACGATAGTCCTGCTGTCTCAGGCGCTAATAGCGCCATTGCACCTGCAAACGATGCTCCAGCAGCAGATACGCCAGCAGCGGTTTGTTGACTAGCACTAATTGCTGCAATACCTGCATCACCAAATGTTTGGAACGCACTAGCACCGCTTTGATAACTGTTTACAACGCTTTTAGTAATACCTACGCCAGCATTGAAAACACCTTTGGCTAATTCACCAAAACTGTCAAGTAAGAACTTATCGCGCTGTGCGGCTTTTGCATTACTACGAGCAGTTTGTAGTTTTTCTTCTAGTTCTGCTTTTTTACTAGCATCAGTAACTTCTTCAATCTGCTCTGCTAGTTTTCTAATATCATCAGTTGCATCAATCCAGCGTGTACGCCCAGACTTAATAGCACGGTCTAATCCAAGGAATCCTTTGTTTGTTTCAGCAGTAAGTCGGGCCTGTCTTTTAACAGGATCCTCTAGGTCTTCCATTGCGTCCATTAAACGCTTGGTCATTTTAGCAGCCGCGTCTTGTCCGTCTGTTTGTTTCTTTAGCGACTCTTGTTGTGCATTTTCTTCTGGGGTCATATTTTTACCAATAAATATACAGGTACTCAACTATATTTATGGGATAAAAAAATGGTTCAATCAAACAATCCGCTAGCTAAACACTTTAGACAGCCTGCAATTTATATCAAATTACCTAGTAATGGGAAATATTGGCCTGAGGGCGCATTAGAATTACCCGTAACAGGGGAAATTCCAGTGTATCCAATGACTGCTCGCGACGAAATTACGCTACGCACACCAGACGCACTACTAAATGGGCAAGGAGTTGTAGATATTATCCAGAGCTGTTGTCCAAACATTAAAAATGCATGGCTAATGCCTAGTATTGACGTTGATGCTATATTATTAAACATCCGCATTGCTAGCTACGGTGCTAATATGGACTTTGATACCAATTGCCCTGCATGTAAGGAAGAGAGCAATTTTACGTTAGATATTAGTAATCTAGTAGGGCAAATCGCTATGCCAGACTATAGCACTTTATTAGAGTTTGATGGGCTCAAAATTCGTTTACGCCCACAGCCATACTTTGAAATCAATAAAACTAATCAGTTAACATTTACAGAACAACAAATTCTAAGAACTATCAACGACTCTACGTTAACAGATGATGAAAAGAAAACTAAAACTGATGAGTACTTGCAACGTCTAATAGATTTAAACATTAATGTATGTGCAAATAGTACCCAGGAAATTATCACCGAAGACGGTACTGTAGTTGCCGATTCTGATTTTATCAAAGAATACTACAATATGGCCGACTATAAAGTTATGCGCCAAATACAAGAACGTTTAGCAAATATCAATACCCAAGCAGCAATCAAACCTATTCACGTTGCATGTAAAGCATGTAGTCATGAATATGATATTCCATTAAATTTCGATTACGCTAATTTTTTCGCCTAAGGCTTTTGCAACTCGATAGAGAGCAGGTTGTTGAGTTCATTGAAGAACTAGACAAAGAGACAAAAGCCATTAGAAGCGAAGCTCTAAAATTTACCTGGTACATGAGAGGTGGGGTTAGTTACGAAGAAGCAATGTTACTAAGTCAGACTGAAAGAGAAATGATTGGTGCTATCATCAAAGAACATATGGAAACTACTAAAGAATCTGGATTACCTTTCTTTTAACAGTATCAAGATTAGCGAAGCTAATCTATTGCTTTCGCTAAAGCTCAGCAATGTTTTTCTTCTTTGATGTTGTTTCGTATTATCTAGATTAATTGGTCATAATTCACCGTATAAACGGTGAACATGATTGAGCATTATCTGAGTAGCACAGTCATTCATTATAAAGAGATTGTATTTACATACACAGAGGCGGTTGACCGGTACCCCTTACTCTAGCTTCACATATCAACGGAACCCTAGTAACCCCATAACGAATCGAAGTCCTATAAGCTGGGGTTGTATCTTTTTCACATGGCCCCGACCATTTTTTGCCTTAAGTTAGCATTATCCTTGCACACCCGAGCACATCTAAATTGGGTATTCCACCAATTCGCAACGGGAGTCGAGCTACCTCGACCAAACAGAGTGCTGTACCATAATAAAAGTGATTGTTACTGCGACTAGACTTTGTGTCTACGGATTAAATCTTGTTGATAATATGTGAGCCATGTACACGGACTTGTATGTGTCCGTTATAATAATCTGTAGTTTCTAAAACTCTGCGAGCAAATTGTTCTCTCGCCTCGATATAACTACACTCAGATTTACTCTTACAATAATAAAGTATTTCTCTACTAAAGTTTTCTACTCCAAGTGCAACTACATCTTTTGTTAAATCTGGACTGGAGCCATAATAAGTCATCCAATCCGAATCAATCTTACCCTTAATCTTCTTACGCTTCTTCTTACCGTTCTTTAACTTAACTACTTTATACGTTGTTTTGCTAAATTTTGCAAGTTTTTTGCCAATATACTTCCTGCCAGATAAGTTATTTGTTATTAAATAAACAAATCCGACACAATCTTCGGGTAAAGTTTCTACTTGAGTATTTTCGTAAATCCATGACATGCATAGTAGTTATCATCTTTGTCTAAATTTCAAAATATTTCTTTAACTTTGGATTAGACAACCACCCCCATGTTGTTAATTTACTATATAACTCTTTTGTTAATGCTGTATCTGCTGGCTCTTGTAAACAATTTACAATAGCACGTACTTCGCTGTCAATATGTTCTTTAAATCTATTAGGGTCTCTAGGATCACTAGTACCGGGCATAGGTTCACTATACTCCCACGCAGAGTATTGTCCTAATAATTTGGCTTTAATTTCTTCTGGTAGGTTTTTAATTTGTTGATACTCGGGGAATGTGAGCATGTTGGTTAGTACATCCACTTTGCGGCTTATGCACCATCGATACAATTCATCTAATGTGTGTACACTTAGCGCACTAGGTACAGGACGTACAGTTACATAAACATGACTCTCTGACCTATATTTTAAGTAGATATCGATGTTATTCAGTACAGTTTCTGTGCTAGAACCGTCACGGATAGCGTCGTTAA